CACCACCCATTTACGCTATATACTTTATACTATTAGAGGAGAAAAAAAAAAGGACTATATTACACAATAATATATATAATGTAATAATGCTAATATATACAAACAAACTTATATATATTTTAATTAGAATATGCGAGACCACCCATACCCGATAGAATGCGAAGAACATTGTAATTTACAGCGTATATTTGAATACCATCGAATACAGCAGGAGTAGGAACACCACTACTTGCGTCGGGTTTTGTTGTAGCAACAACATTCACCATAAGGGTTGCTGTATCAATACGAGACATATTTAGTGTTCCACTTGGTTGATGATCTTCAGGTTTAAGTGCAAATGAATATACGTTAATACCCGCATTAGTTGGAATGTTTGTATGATGTTGATAAGGTTGAACGTAATTAAAGTATGAACCTTTGCGTATAGCAAATCGATCATTTCCATTTAATTGAAGAATACCGTCGATGAAAGGATTTTTACCATTTGCTGATGTACCTAATTGAAATGTAGAAGGACCTTTTAATTGTCCTCCTTGAAGTCCAGCAAGGTCTGAAGAACCAAAAATAGCAGTATCTATAAAATCACTATCGGTATAATCATACCAACGAGATACTTTAGCTGTGACGTTACTCATTTTTGCAACCCATATTAATTCTTTACAAGGATGATTAAAATTTAATTTAATGCGATTACTTCCCTTAGCAAGTGTTTCAGTTCCTGTAAATTGAAGTTGTTCTATTAAATATTCGTGTGATAATTGAGCGAATCGGCGACGTTCGTCAGTGTCGAGGAAAATATAGTCAACCCATAATGCTACATTTTTAAGATCACTTGGAAACTCAGTACCTACAGTACCTAATACAGGAGGACCTCCTGTTGCTGAAGTACAAAAACAGTTTGCCTTACTTTCAAAATCTATTTTAACTTTTACCTCATGATATTGTAAAGCTATTAGAGGTAAGGCTAAGCCAACATTACGACAAAACCAAAACTCGAGAGGTATATATAAAGTACTACCCGAAGCTGAAAGTATATCTTTATCAGCACCAACCATATTATCATAAGCATATCGTTTTCCGATTGGAAGAGATAATTCATTCCAAATGTAAAGCCAATCAGAATAATGTTTATCAATTTGTTGTCCTCCAATTTCAATAACTACCGATTTAATTAAACGAAGACCTAGATAATTAACATATGACATATCAGAACCCGCACCTGCTGCTCTCTTTTCAACATCTACTTGAAGATACATACGATTAATTAAATCACCATTTCGTGATATTTGACAATTTACGGTGCTACCATAAATGGGGTTACCGTTAAAAGTTTGTTGAATAGCTTCAATTGCGAAGTTAGTATGACGACGATATACAACCTTGAAGAAGGTAATCTGGGGATTACCAGTTAAATAAACATCTTGAGCACCATAAGCTACTAGTTGAAGAAGACCACCACCCATTTACGCTATATACTTTATACTATTAGAGGAGAAAAAAATATGAATAATAGGACGAATAAAAATATTTTATGATATAAACCTTTTATTTAATAAAATATCTATAATGATGTTCAAAGAAAAATCATCAAAGAAAAAGGTGTCAAATGATAACAATGACACTTTTACACTAGATGCAATGCACAATAATATAATTAAAGGGTTTGAAGATAGCGATATACTCAAAGAAGAATATAATGTATTATTATGTAAATATGAAAAAGAAATACTTTCTGTTATTTCACAACTAGAAAAATGCGAAATAACAAAAGATAAAGAAAAAGGTAATTTGTTATGGACGAAAAACATTATATTACGTGAAAAAATATCAGAACTTAAAATAAATATTAAGGAATTAAATACATACGATGAAATAGATTATTATAAAAATACAAGTTATATATTATTTCAATATTATGAGACCGTAGAAAAACAATCCGATATAAACAATCATTATAATATAGAGCAGCAAAATACCATCGTATCTACAAGCGAATTATTGAATAGACAACCAAAAATATATAAAAATGATTCAAAAAAGAAAAGAAGTATAGTTTCAGCGACAACTATAAATGTATTAGATGCACTTAATAACATAGATTCAAAAAATATAATAAATAACACTTCTGAATCAAACAATATTATAAGTGAAGAACTTAATATTAATAACTTTAAAACCGAAGAATATATAGATTCTAATAATAACGATGATACACTTTATGATAAAAGTGCATTAGTTGATAAATATATGTCTATTATAGATAAACAATATGTTAGGAATGTTGAAGATAAAAATATAGAAATGTGTAAAGTATGTAAAAATCAAATGACTTGTTTACAACAAGATGCTATTATGATATGTAATATGTGTGGATATCAAGAATTACTTTTAGTAGAACAAAACAGACCTATTTTAAAACAAAATACAAAAGATACATCTCATTTTTGTTATAAAAGAATAAATCATTTTAGAGAATGGTGTAATCAAGTTCAGGGAAAAGAAAGTACCGATATACCAGATGATATTTTTGAAAAAATATTAGCAGAAATTAAGAAAGAAAAGATAATTAATCTTAAGTCTATCACTTATATTAAAATGCGAGATATACTTAAAAGATTAAGGATAAATAAATATTACGAACATATCAACTATATTATTAATAGAATAAGTGGGATACCTACCCCTCAATTTAGTCCTGTATTAGAAGAAAAATTATGTAGTATGTTTAGAAGTATTCAAGCACCTTTCTTAAAACATTGTCCTAAAGATAGAAAAAACTTTTTATCTTATAGTTATGTTCTCTATAAGTTTTTTCAAATTCTTGGTTTAAATGAATATCTCAAATATTTTCCATTATTAAAAAGTAGAGAAAAACTATACGTACAAGACCAAATATGGAAAAAAATATGTGTTGATTTAAATTATGATATAATACCTTCGCTTTAATTTTACTATATTCTAAAACCCTCTTTTAAACCATATATATTTTTTACATTTATTTTTTCAGTATTTGACAATAAATCAAGTATTGCAAATGTACTTGATGTAGTTAAACCAATTAACAATATCTCCCCTACTTCTAATTTATTATTAGGCATTATAGATGCTACAAAAGCTATTATTATACCTCCTATAATATATTTAATAAATATATTAAATTCATCATAATGTTCGTAGGATACTTTCATTTTACTATTATAATATAATTTAAATATATATAAGATTTAAATTATATTATATAATATAAAATAGACGTAATGGAAGATACCTCTGTTCTCGTAACTACAAAAGAAACTGATTATCTTGATGAAGATAAACCTATTAGAGCTCAAAATTATGTTCTTTTATCTTTTCTAAGTCCTGAAGATGTTATTGTGAAAAAAGATTTATATATTCTATCTAAGTTCATTGGTAAATTCGGAGATGATATGAAAGTTTTACTCGATGGAATAAAAGATAAATACCCTGATACTGCTGATATGGTTAAAACTATTCGAGACAATCATTCTTATATTTTTGATACTAAAGAAATGAACGAACAATATACTTTTTACAAATCAGTAAATAACGATGAATTAGAGCAAAGTTATCATAGAGATAATAACTTTGTCACATCAATGAGAGGTATCAAAGTACGAGGTACATTTGATACTCTTGAAGAGGCTAAAACCCGTAGTGAGTTCTTAAAGAAGATCGATACAAAGTTTAATATTTATATCGCCCAAGTTGGTTGCTGGTGTCCTTGGTCACCAAATCCAGAATGTTTAGATAATCAAGAATATTCGGAAACACAACTTAATACTCTTATGAAAGAATATAAGAAAAATATGGATGATAAAGATGTTATTTTTGAGGAAAGAAAAAATAAGGTTGCATCAAATGCTGCACCAGTTGGTTCAGATTCTGATAAAGATACTAATATAGAATTAGATTCTCTAAAAAGTTCAATTGAAAATGTCGATGTATGGAGTGAAAGACAAAAGTAATTTATTAATTATTTGTGAATGTAATTTATTTTTTTTCTTATTTAGTAATATTAAGTATGAAGGCTATCGCAATATTTTTATTATTTATTGGTATATTATTAATTATACAAGGATATTATAGTAATAAGTTAGTATGTAAAAAAGATAAGGTTGTTATTAAATATGTTCCAAGAAGTGTTTATGAAGATCAAATGAATCCATCAGAAAGTTTACAAACATTTTATAAAGGTATGTTTGAAGATATTATATTACGTTGAGTATTATTTTTATCCTTAATATTATTAAATGAGTACATTAATTAATATAGAACATAAAGTTATTGATATAGCTAATAATAGTTCAAATGATATTACAATGCTTAAAAAAAATATTGAAGATTATTTCAAAAATATTAATGAAAAAGAATTAGTAAATATTAATAAAAAAGAAAAATATATTAATAATTATGAAAATAAAAGGATTGCTGAGAATATTCAATATAATAATTATTTAAGTGATAAATCAGAATTATATAAACTTTTTCAAACTGAAAAAACTAAAATATCTTTATATAATTATTTGAATTTAAAATGTCCTATAAAAAATAATATACCATCATTATACTCATATGAAAATATACAATTAATTGATCGTGTTATCGTTCCGATAATACAGAAAGTTAATATTAAAAAAAATATTAAAAAAGTTATTGATAAAGATGTTAAAAAAGTTATTGATAAAGAAATTAAATGTCCTGAAGGAAAAGAAATAAATCCTATAACTGGAAGATGTGTTAATAAATGTAAAGATGGTGAAGTAAGAGATAAATTTACTGGGAAATGCAAAAAAGTTGTTAATAAAGTAGATAATACAATAAAAGTTGTAAATATTGATGATGGAAATATTAAAAATGTAAATGTTCCAATTGCTATTACTCCAAATGTTGTAAAAAAAGAGATTAAATGTCCTGAAGGAAAAGAAGTAAATCCTATTACAGGACGATGTGTTAATAAATGTAAAGATGGAGAAGTAAGAGATATAATTACGGGGAAATGTAAAAAGGTTGTTGTTGCTACAAATGAAGATGTAGTAAAAAAAGAAATTAAATGTCCCGAAGGAAAAGAGATGAATCCTATTACAGGACGATGTGTTAATAAATGTAAAGATGGTGAGGAGAGAAATATAAATACTGGAAAATGTAAAAAAGTTATTAAAAAATAAAAAATTATCATATATGTACTTTTTTATTGCGTTATAAATATAGTAATCTTAATCTAATATTATATTATATTAACAAGTTATGTCAACCCCTACTAATTCACTACCATTAAAAACAGATAGAACAACTATAGAACAAAGCGATATAAATGATCCTATCGTTCAAGATGTTCTAAATGAGTTCAGAGAAGAACTTATGACTTCAAAAAATAACGAAAATAATGGAAAACAGCAACAGTCATCATATCAACATCCTACAATACAACAACCTCAAATTCAACAACAATTTCAACAACACCCTCAACAACAACAACAATATCAACAACAAAATTATAATGATGTTAATAATAATTATACAAAAAGTTTAGCGTTAGAAAAAAATGAGATTTTACCGTATTTCAATATTGATTTTGATATAATTAAGAAAAGTTTAGTATTAGTTATTATATCATTGTTAATATATCATTCAGGTATAATTAATAATTTATATGAAAAAGTACCTGAATATTTACATGAAAATCTTAATACTTTTGATATTTATATAAAATCATTCACTTTATTTATTTCAATATACTTATTGACATTTTTTCAATATGTTTGATAATACTAATTTTAAAAAGCTTAAACTTTTATGAAAAATAAATTATGAAAATCTTTGTATATTCAGCTACTTAAGGAAAATGAGTACATAATCTTTAAAATTTATTAATATTCTTAAAACTTTTTAAATCTTTCAAAAAATAAAATTATGTACTCAAAATATATTCACTTATAACTTATTAAAAATAAATTGTTATCATGTTGTATATTCTGCTACTACTTAAGGAAAATGAGTACATAATCTTTTTATTTTCTTAATTTTCTTAAAATCTCTAAATTTTTTCTATAAAATTAATTATGTACTCAAAATATATTCTCTTATAAAATAGAATATTCTTTATCAATCTCTAAGTATATTCTGCTACTTAAGGAAAATGAGTACATAATCTTTTTATTTTCTTAATTTTCTTAAAATCTCTAAATTTTTTCTATAAAATTAATTATGTACTCAAAATATATTCTCTTATAAAATAGAATATTCTTTATCAATCTCTAAGTATATTCTGCTACTTAAGGAAAATGAGTACATAATCTTTTTATTTTCTTAATTTTCTTAAAACTTTTTAAATCTTTCAAAATAATTAATTATGTACTCAAAATATATTCACTTATATAATAGAATATTCTTTATCAATCTCTAAGTATATTCTGCTACTTAAGGAAAATGAGTACATAATCTTTTTATTTTCTTAAATTTCTTAAAACTTTTTAAATCTTTCAAAATAATTAATTATGTACTCAAAATATATTCTATATAACTTATTAAAAAAAACAATGT